TATTGGTCGCATAAAGTTAAATGGTAATTCAATGTGAATTTGAAACTACTGATGTTAGAAATCTATACGATGCAGTTTGTGATGCAATTGAAAATTGGCCTGGCTATCCGGGAAGACCAGTTCAACAACAGGAAGACTACTTGCGGTTAAAAACGTTTTTATTTAGTATGTTATGTGAAATGATCTTGAGGGACCAATGAGAAAAGGCGGCAATTACATACAAGGATCTCCTAAAAAAACTAAACAAGGACAAGGCAAACATTCAAAATCCAACCACGGAAGAAAGAAATTACGTGGCCAAGGCAAATAAATTGTTATATTATTGGTAATGATTTACCAGTAGTACTTTGAACTTTTCAAAAGCAATACAGTTAATCTGTAAATATGAAGGGTTCAACGAAAAGGCGTATCCCGATGTATGCACTGGGGATGCGCCTTTTACTATTGGCTATGGAACTCAGTACTATCCAGATGGACAACCTGTATGTAAAGAACACTGTTGCACTAAAAAAAAGGCATTAGAGTATGTCAAAGATGAAATTAATTTAATAGAAGATGATTTAAATAAATTAAACTTACATTTAGATAATTCAATGAAAGAAGCTTTAATTTCTTTCATTCATTCAATTGGTTGGTCCGCTTTTATTTTTACGAATCTTCCTGAATACATTGAAAATGAGAACTGGTCAGAAGTCGCTGATCAATTTTCTCGTTGGATTTTTGACTGTGAACATAATGTTATTGGAAATTTAGTAGATAGAAGAAGAGAAGAAATTCATTTGTTTTTTCAAGAAATTAATGAATCCCCCTGGGGTTCAACTGAAATTCTTTTGCATGCTTTTCGGAATTATGCAGCTACACCAAATCAGATACGTGCGATCAGAACGCTAGAAGAACATATTAATCCTCAGATCCTCGCAGATTTTGGAAATGAATTTGATGTAAACAAAGGCTTTTGGTTAGATTAGAATACGAAAAGAAAAAAAGGAATCTAATGGATAGCATCCCAGAGCCCCAGGAATTTACGATTCCATTAGAGCTTCAATTTTCTATGCGTAAAGCAGAAATCCAAGCTCAAGATATGACTTGGGAAGAATTGCATAGCGCTCTTTTAAATCTTTATTATCAAAGATTGTTAGAATGGCAAGCAATTAAAGAAATTATGGATAGTGAAAACATTGAAATTGATTTTGATGTTCCAACTGATCTTGAATTAGCCGAGCTAGCTGCTTGTGCAATGCCTGAAGACGACGAAGAAGATCCTTTTGAATCTGTTTAATAAAATTATTTAACTAGAGAAACAAAATGCTTTCAACAGAATATCGTTTACGGTTGCAATTTATTTGCAACCGTATTGCAAAACAACAAGAAGTTCAATTAACCGATGTTATTTGGGCTGAAAAATTAGCAAAAGCAAATCGATCTGCTGCAGAGCTTTTAAGAAAAGCTAGAAGAGTTGCTTGTAATCCAGAAATTGAAACAAACAGTTTAGATAGTTTGCTCAACGATTTAGACCTGGGTGATCCTGACCCAAGTAATCACAGAACAGGTTTTAAGAGCGCAGATGATATTGTCGATTGGTTTAGCCAAGAAAAAACAGATGATTGGAGACAAAGAGATTAATAAAACCTTTTTAAAAGGTTTTAAAAAATTGATTAAAAATTAAGAAGTCGCGACAAGTACCATTGTGCTTTCTTCAAAGACTCAGTACCCCCTTTTTGTTTTTCTCTCCACAAATATTTTGCGACGTTACCTTTTAGGTATCCTCTATATTCTTCTTTGGTTAACTGTGCTTCGATTGCTTGGATGCATTCAACACCATCTCCCAAATAATGTGGGGGATGATTAACCATATCAACAAGTTCTGGCATAACGCCAGAAAGAGTTACAACCATTGGAGGCTCGTTTAATTCGCTAAACCACGGCGCTGAAGGGATCTCAGGCCCTCTAGCGTCAGCTCCGCAGGTGGTAAGTCCATGCCGATCCTCTCGCTCGCCATCGGCAATGTCCCTGGATACAGGTGAGCTTCCTCTACTGACGGAATGTAACCAGTTTTCCCCGGTCTCTTCATTCCCTCCAAAGCCAAGTTTTTTCTCTCCATCCCTGTTTCGCATGCTGAAAGACCACGATTGTACATATCATACAAAGGTACATCGTTATCTGCATTTTCAAGAGGTTGACCAAAATCTTCTTCAGTCAAACAACGACAAGCAATTTCATCTTGTACAAAACTATCTAAAAAACCTGCAGCGTTCATTAACATTTTTAGTTTGATTTATTCCTCTTACAATAATACTATGGCAAAATCAGATAAGAACCTTGTTTAATTTAAATTACGATCCACTAAAAGATTCTGCTAGCTCAGGCAGCGAAGTAACAGATTTAAATCCAGAACGTATTTACGATACAGACTTAAGACGTTTGGATCAAAAAGATGCAAGTATTGTTAGTCCAATTAATTCAAAACAAGAACAAGTTTCTAAATTTATGAAAGCTGTTAAATCAGCAAATAAATATAGACAGAAAGCAGAAATAGATTACCCGTTAGGACCTGGTGGAGATGTGCCAGGTTACTTTGAGGGAGATCGTTTTGGTCGTGGAGGCGGAACTAATTACGCAGAAAAACCAAAACGATTCTCTGGTAAACCGTTTGGTTAAACTTTGGAAAAAACTACTTCCTTTTTTTGGCTTTGATACTTGCCCTTTCGATCTTGATAGCTAGTAGCGCAAGGTTTGCCCCGGTGAAATATTAATTGAGTAATACCTTCATCTGCATAAATGCGATTAAAAAGGCCAGTGCAATTGCTAATTTCTAAAGTAAGATAACCTTCCCAACCAGCTTCTGCCGGTGTGATATTAACAAGAATACCAGAACGAGCATAAGTTGATTTGCCAACCGCAACTACAGTCACATTTCTTGGAAGTTTTAAATGTTCTTGAGCAACACCAAGACAATAACCATACGGAGGCAAAATAAAATATTGACCATTTTCATCTTCCAGTAATTCGGCTGGCTTTAAAATATCTTCCGAATCAAAGTTTTTTGGATCACAATCCCCCCTTTGGGTGCCACCAAAAATTAAACATTGGCTAGGAGATAGACGGATATCATAGCCATAAGAACCAAGACCATAGCTAAGAATACGTTTGCCATTTTTTTCCTTACATGAATAATCAATAAAAGGAGAAATCATATTTTGCTGTTGAGCGAGTTCTTTGATTTCCCAATCTGACAATACAGACATAAATTTGAATTTTGATATAACCAGATTAAACAATTATTCGCCCCTTTGGCGAATAAATTTCAATAAATCTTTCTGTAAAAAAAGTAGGATCCCCCTTTGGTTGCAAATAAACCAAAAGAGAAGTGCATGTACGTTGCGTGGTAATTCCTTGACTGGTATTTTTAATTAAAGTAGGAGCTGTTCTTAAAATACAAACTGGAAAATCAAAAATTTTTTGTTCATATCTAATCATGTCAGGACAGTTTGTAAAATATAAACCTTGTTCAATGTCGTTATTCCACCAAGATTTATACAATTTACGAAACCATACAGCATGAGAAGAAGTCAAAGAAGGAGAAGATGCTCTAGTCATCTTCCAACGTTCTTCTTTTTTATTCCAAAAATAAGCACCGGAAGGGGGAAATAAATAAACACGCCCATACCAATCTTTTATATTTAAACCATCTTCTGAAGGGGTAAAATAATTTTCTGCTTGAACATACTCATTGGCTACTTTAGAGCTAGCAACATCTAGCTCAATACCTCCTAGTAATTCATGTGCAGCTGCAGTTAAATCATAATTTGTAATATATTCTCGGTCTTCATTCAAACCCTTTTTAATATTTGGAATTGACATTACTTTTTCTCTTTTTCGTAATCTACTTCAAAATAACGAATGCCTTCACTGTCATTAATAATATAACCAGCTTTTTCTTCTGGATTAATTTTTTGAGCAGCTTCTAGAATTCTTCTAAAAGTTTCTGCCAGATCACCATCATTGTTATTCTCAGATTTTTCTTGAGCTGAATGAATTTCTTCAAGAGTTAAATAAAACATAACTCTATCTGAGTCAGGTTGAAAGCACATGACACCAGGGCCTTCAACTTGCCAAAATTTAAAGTATTCTTTACCCATGTCACCCAAGATAAACCTTACGGTTGTATCTAACATTTTTACTTTTTCTTGATCAATGTTTTTTCCAAGAACACTACGAATTAATTTTTCTCTTCTGTTCATTTTTTTATTAGACCCTGTTTTGATAAAGATTCTAATAGTTTTGGAAGTGGTTTGTAGATTACAACTAATTTGCCAAGGTTGCCTCGTTTTTTAATTAATTTTCCATCTTCATCTTTAAGTTTATCAAATTCACCAGACCGTATTAAATATTCAGCAACACATCTTAACCTTCGCTTTAGAGGTAATTCTGCGGACGGAAATTTACCACAAATTGTATCTGGTTTCATATCTTTAAATGCGGTGCGCAGTCTATTTGCTAATGTCATTTGAAAGCCTTCTTCTTCTTGTTCATATTCTTTAATATTTTGTAAATATCGTTTTAAACAATCAGAATCAAAAGAACCATTTGGAGGAAGAAAAAAAGATACTTGCTTAACTAAAGAAGGAGGTAAAAGCAAATTAAAATTTTCAAGTGAAATAGATTTTAAATCTATATCATCAAAACGATTTGACATTTTAAATTTCAGTTGGATGAGAAGTTTTATATAAAGGTTTTTGTTTATAAAAATCTTCAGGTTCAATTTTTTTATTTTTTATAAAAGATTGAATTAACTGGTTCCAGGGGATTCTAATAATTGCTTTACGCCCACTGTCGGGAACAATATTGATATAATGAATACCTTCTTTCCAACCATTGTCTGGTTTGTTTTTCCCTATTGCTATCCAATTTCTAATTGTTTGATCAGATACATTTAACCTACGACCACATTCTTCTGTTGAAATATATTCATCAGCATAAGCGTCTGGACACAAAGAAGATGAATTTTTATCAGGATGCTTGTCATACCACATAGAATTAAGGACGTTTTTTATTCCTCTTAATTCGTGTACGACATCTTTCATGACTTTATAAAATCCATTCATAATGCAATAGCAGTTATTTATTGCTAGTCTATAAAAAATTCTAGCTAAAAATGGAAAATCAAGTTGAGCCCTCTGTTCAAATTCCTCAATTTAATCCAGAAGATCTGGAAGAAATGAAAAAACAAGCTAGAGAACTAGCCATTCAACAGGTTTTGCAAAGAAGAACTGAAATTCAACAGCAACAACAAATGACTCCTGTAGTGCCACAGCAAAGAAATTTAATGCCAAATTTACAAGGCAATCAAAAAAGAAGTCTTACAGTTGCAGAAATTCTTTTGATGTTTGTTCTTTCTTGTCTTTTGGTTTCAGGGCTGCAAGCTGGATGGCATGCAGTATCTAATATTTTACCTAGTATTGAAATAAAAATGAAAAAATAACTCAGATACAGTGGAATTATAATTACAAATAGGTATTAAATATGTTAAGTGGCAGATAGAAAGATTTCGGAATTATCAGCAATTGCCGGTGCAGATATTGCAGATGGCGATTTATATACTGTTGTTGATGTTTCCGAAGTAGATCCTGGGTTAAAAAATAGAAAATTTACTTTTCTATCTTCTCGGGAATATTATAATGTTTATTATCTACAGTTAACAGGCGGCACGATTGCTGGTAGTTTAACTGTAGATAATGATCTTTCTATTGGTGGAACTTTTGCGCCGTTAAACGTTAATATATCAGGCACTGGAACATTTAACCAATTAATTTGCACCGGCACTGGAGAGTTTAGAAATTTACTGAGTGGCAATACAATTACTGGTTCTGATTTAAGAGGTACCAACGCTAATATTACAACTGGAAATATCACACAAATTATCTGTACCACAATTACTGGAACATCTGCAGGTTTTAATGTTGTTACAGGTGGTACCGTAACAGGATCTACAGGTAAATTCACAGAAATTACAGGTCAAAAATTCATTGGTTCAAGTGGTTTATTCAATACTGTTAGCGGCGCCATCATTACTGGCGCACAAATTAACACAACTGGTACGTTATCTGGTACAACTATTACAGGTGAAACCGGTAAGTTTACAAACTTTACAGCAACAAATATTACTGGAACAACAATTACTGGAACAACAGGTAAGTTTTCAAATATTAGTGGAACCAATATTACAGGTAACACAATTACAGGAATAACAATAAAAGGTGCAACAATTACAGGAACTACTGGAACGTTTATTTCTTTAACTGGCACCAGTATTACTGGGCAGACAGGTAAATTTATTAATTTTAGTGGAACAACTGGTAATTTTGTTTCTTTAACAAGTCAATTTATTACAGGTTCTACGCAAATATCTGGATTAACAATTAAAGGTTCAACAGGAAATTTTAATGAAATTACAGGTGAAACAGGAATATTTACCACAAAATTAAGTGGAAAAACAATTACTGGCAATACAGGTTTATTTTCTACACAGCAAGCAGTTTCAGGAGTTTTTACCACTAGAGTAAGTGGTCAAACAATTACTGGTATTACTGGACAATTTACTTCTTTAACAGCTTTAACAGGTACTTTTACAGATCAAGTAAATATTCCTAGTATTTCAACAACTGGTAATGTTGAAATTGGTGGGAATTTAACGCTTACAGGCACGGGATTTTTCCAACAAAATATAAACGTTTCAGGTCGCGTAAGTGGTGTTACCATTTCAGGTATTACAGGTACTTTCGGTGATATCACTGCAAATACTATTACTGGTTCGACTTTAATAACAGGTGAAAATATTAATGCAAATAATATTACTGGCACCACAATTACCGGAGTTACAGGTAAATTTACATCATTAACAGGAACAAGTATTACTGGTGTAACTATTACAGGTGAAACAGGTAAATTTTCAAACCTTACAAGTACAAATATAACCGGAACCACAATTACTGGAACAACTGGTAACTTTCAAATTGTTACTGTTTCAGGATTAAACGCCACAACAAAAATTTCTGGCGTCACTATTACAGGTCAAACTGGACAGTTTACAGTAGCAACTATTAGTAGTTTTACAGCTACTTCTATTACAGGGACCACAATTACTGGTACTACTGGTAACTTTGCATTTATTACAGCAGGTTCAATTACAGGCACCACAATTACTGGAACAACTGTAAAAGGTACCACTATTACAGGTACAACAGGTTTATTTGATAATTTAACTGGTAACACGATTGGCTTTTCAACTCTTAATGTTGAAACAGGTAATTTTACAACTGTAAGTGGTACATCGGGTACTTTTACAGATACCCTATCTGGCGAAAATATTGTTGGTCAAGATTTAACGGTAAGCAGAATTACAGGTACTACTAGGGTTGTTACTGATTTATTAAGCGGCACCACTATTACTGGTAGCACAGGCAGCATTCATTTTATTTCAGGCTCTACTGGCATTTTTACAGATCGAATTTCTGGAGATTATATTACTGGTGGCACTTTAATTGAATCAGTAACAGTTACCGCTATAACGGGTAACTTTACTGTTGCTAACTTTGTCACCACATCAACAGGTAATATTCTTTCCAGTGGTTATATTTCAGGCGCCTCTGGATTAAGAACAGATAGGAATGTTAGAGGTGCAATGCTTGAAACAAAAGCTGTGTATGATATTGACCAAACTGTTGAAAGTGGTTACAACGCTTTATCTATTACACCTTTAGAAATAGCAACCGGAGTTACTGTTACAGTACCTACCGGTTCAACTTGGTTGACATTATAAATAGATTTAAGGCGATTATAATTGAAAATAAAACAGAGACATGGCATTCGGTAAAGTAAAAGTTGATCAAATTATTTATTCTAGTGGCGCCAGTGAAGTTACTTTAAATGTTTCTGGTTTGCTTGATGCAAGCGCAAGCAATCTTACTATTTCAGGAACTATTTCAGGTGTAACTGGAGAGTTTCAAACTGTTGTTGCTCCTTCAGGTAATTTTAGTGGGTTAGCGGTTTCTACTGGTGATTTTACCTATATTACGGGTGTTGAAGTTAATGTTTTAACTTTATTATCAGGAACAACAATTACTGGTCAGACTGGTAATTTTGATGTATTAAACGTTGGTGGTCATACGTCTACTGGTACTATTTCTGGTACTACTATTACAGGTCAGACTGGTAATTTTGATGTATTAAATGCCAATACAGCTACTTTTGTAACTGGCATTACAAAAGAACGTTTAACTGTTACTGGTGATGCATATTTTGTTGAAGATATTTTTGTAACTGGTTCAGGTGTTTTTGGTTCAGGTGTTTATTCTACAGGCGGTGTCATTTCTGGTATTACTGTCCAAGGAGGTACCGGAGACTTTACAAACATTACTGGTGCAAATATTTATGGAACAACTTTAATTTCTGGTCAAACCATTTCTGGTGTTGACATTAGAGGTACAACCAGTATTTCTGGTAATTTAATTACGGGTGGTAGTTTAACCGTTACAGGTACAATTAGCGGTAGCGTTATTACTGGCGATACTGGTAGATTTACAAGCATTACAGGTGCAGATATTATCGGCGTTACTAGTATTTCTGGTGGTGCTATCTCTGGCAATAGTTTAGTTGCAACTTCTGTAACTGGTGGTTCATTATTAGTTACTGGTAATGTTACACATACAGGTAATGCAACAACTGATTTAAAAGGTTATCCATTAGAGGAAGGTAGTGGCACTAGAGCGCTTCGTTTTTATGAAGCAAATAATACAAATTATGTTGCACTTAAAGCTGCAAGTGGTATCACTAGCAATGTAACTTGGACGTTGCCTGATGCAGATGCAACTGTTTCTGGTTATGCATTAGTTAGTGATGCAGCTGGAACTTTAAGTTGGGCATCTGCTGGTGATGAACAGGTTTATTCAACAGGTATTAATTCAACACTTAATTTAGAAGAAGGAACTAATTATGTTGTTTTAAAAGCAAATGCAACAGGAAGTGGACTTGCTTATTCAACTAGTAATTTATATTACAGTAATGCGACAAATTACTTAAATGCAGTTGGTTTAAGTGGAACAACTATTACTGGCGATACAGGCAACATTGGAACAGGTAATTTTGTTTTAGCTAAAGGCACTACTATTTCAGGTACTACTATTACAGGTCAGACTGGTAATTTTAATATTGCAACTATTGGAACTAATTTAACTTCAAATGGAGGCAGCACCCTTAAAAAAACTACGACTATTACAGGATTGTCTAGTTTATTACAATTTAAAGATAATGCAGATGGTGATAGTACTGAAGTTAGATTTTACCAAGGGAACAGTGCAAACTATGTTGCATTTAGAGCACCAACAACATTAAATGGTAGTAATACTACATTTAGATTACCTAGTGGTGATAGCACATCTGGTGATGTGTTAATGACTGACGGTGCAGGTAAATTAAGTTTTACTACTATTTCTGCAGGCTCTACTTTAAGTGGTATTACTGAAACAGGTATAACACAATATGGTGCAAATCAAGACACTCTTACTCAAAGTGGTGCTGTTGTTATTGGCACAGCAGCTGGTAAAATAGCTAATGCTTTTGGCCGAAATACAATTTTGTCTGGTGTATTAATCGGCCAAAATGTATGTTCAGGCACAACTGGATTTGCCAGCAATGAAGGAAAAAATGTCATTATAGGTTGCGAAGCAGCAACAGAATTATATGAACCACAGCGTGCTGTTATTATTGGTTTTGAAGGTGGCAAAGGCGGTAATAATACTTATAGAACATCAGATGATTGCGTTCTTATTGGTTATCAAGCAGGTAAAGATGCAAACTTATTTGGTTATTCCTCAACCACTAACAAAGCTATTGTTATTGGATCTAAAGCTTGTAACTTAAATGCAGGTATTGCAAATGGTATTTATATAGGATCAGAGGCATGTTCTGGATTTATAACAAGTCATACTAACAATACAGTTATAGGACACAGAGGTTTACGCAAAGCAGGAACTGCTGATTATAATGTTTTCATTGGTAGCAATGTTGCTGAATCTGGTGAATACTATACAAATACTGTTGCTATAGGTTATCAAGCTGCTGCATATAATGCATATAGTCAAACCAAAAATTCTGGTAATGTTTGGATAGGTTATCAATGTGGTAAGTATTTACAGGGCGAAACTTATAATAGTGTTGTTATTGGTGAGAAAGCAGCTACTACTGGATTTGATGTTAAAGATTCTGTCATTATAGGTAAAGATGCTATTGGCTTTGCAAATAGTGTTTCTGGTATAATTGCTATTGGCTATAAAGCTGGCGGAAAACCTAACAATGTCGGCAGGCTAAATGTATTTATAGGAAATCAAACAGCTTCAGGTCATCAAACTGGTCAATACAATACTTATGTTGGACATGGTATTGCATCAGGTGCATTTGCTTCTTTTAACCAGAAGAATTCTGTAATGGGTTATGGAGCTGTTCCATTTTTATATGAGGCATCAGGCAATGTAATTCTTGGTCATCAAGCAGCAGTATCTACTCGTTATGCTAGTGGTTGCACATATATTGGTGCTAACTGTGTTGCTTTTTCCTTCTCTGGAACTGGTAATACTGTAGTAGGCAACCTAGCAGGTAATGATTTAGATTATGGAGCATATAATACACTTATTGGAACAGAAGCGGATGGAATAGGAACTGGTTCTAATAATACAGTAATAGGATACCAAGCAGCGGCATCGGCACTTATTGTTAGTAATCAAATTACATTAGGTAATTCATCTATTACATCATTAAGATGTAATGTAACAAGTATTAGTAGTCTTTCTGATGAAAGAGATAAAACAAACATTACAGATCTTGAGCATGGTGTTAATTTTATTAAACGATTAAGACCTGTTAAGTTTGACTGGGCGCGTAGAGATGGTAGCTTTGAAGGCAAAAAAGATTATGGTTTTATTGCTCAAGAGTTACAAA